AATGCTACAACTACATCAGGTGTGTTATATGTAGGATTAACTGATGGAACAGCTATTGGTAGTGCTGGATATGCGGTTTATACACATACTGGTTCAAATTCATATTTATATGCTTGGGGTGCGCAAGTTGAACAAAGAGATAGCTTAACAGCTTACACTCCAACTACATCTTCACCTATTACCAAATATCAACCTGCACTTCAAACAGCAGGAAACAATGTTGCTAGATTTGACCACAATCCAACTACAGGTGAATCTTTAGGTTTATTGATTGAGGAGAGTAGAACTAATTTACAGGTGTATTCAGAGGAACTTGATAATGCTGGTTGGACTAAAGGTAATACAACAATAACTTCTAATACTATTATAGCACCAGATGGAACATTAACTGCTGATAAAATTGTAGAAGATACAACAACTGCAACTACACACTCAATTTATTATCAATTTAGTCATTCCTCAACTGGCGATTATGTTGGTTCTTTTTATGCAAAAGCAGGAGAAAGAAATTATATTAATGTAGGAAGAAGTAATGGTTTTATAGATAGTCTTACTATTTATTTTAATTTAACTGATGGAACAATATCTGGAGCAGATAGTTCAAATGGAACAATTACTGATGTGGGTAATGGTTGGTATCGTTGTTCTATAAAATATACAGTTAATACTGCAAGTAGTACATCACTTTTATTTAGAATAAGTTCATCAACTGCTTCAACTTATGATGGTGATGGATATTCTGGATTATATTTCTGGGGTGCTCAAGTAGAAGAAGCATCATTCCCAACTTCCTACATCAAAACAACAGGTTCACAGGTTACTAGGAGTGCTGATGATTGCGAAATGCTAAACATTGACCAAGACGATTGGTTAAAGCAAGGTGTAGGAACATTATATGGAGAATTTTCAAAACCTTATGTTGGTCAAACAAATGGAGCATCAAGTTTTCCTAGTGCATTTGCATTAACTAATGACCAATTTGATTATGATGTAATTAGATTTTATGTTGAACAAGATACTACTCCAGGAATTGTAGCTAATATTAGTGTTAATGGAATTAGTTATTATAGTCAGTATGTTGTAGCTAATAACACTGCTGTAGCAGATACATATTACAAAACAGCTATTGCTTACGAAAGAAATAATGTTGATTCTTCTGGTGATGGAAATGATAATACAACAGATACATCTGCTGAAATACCTTTTATTAATAGATTGAGAATATTTAAAAGAGTTCGTTTTCAAAGTAATGGCAATTATGGAACAATTAAAAAACTTTCGTACTATCCAATTAAATTAACTAAAAATGAAGTCATAGACTTAACAGAGGAATAACATGATTTATTATTTAAAAGCAACTGACGAACAAAACCTTTGGGAAGCATTAGAAACAGCTAATCTTGCTAAAAGAGAATACGATATGACAGATGCGAATAACATTCCACCAGAAGATTACGATTATGAAACCAATGGTGAGTTTGTAAAAACTGGTGCCTATGATTGGGTTGCTTTATGCGAACTAGATATAATTGGAACGATTTATCAGAAAAGTGGCACTATGCTCACAGATGATGAAGGAAATCAATATCCAGAAATGATTGCGATAGATGGATTTCATGCTAATATTAAAACCGACAAGGTGGTTGAAGGATTGCCAACGATTGAAGCACCTACAACACCTTACAGAAAATGGCTAGGAGATAACTAATGGCGAAGTTAATAGGAAACGCACCGAACCAAGTACCAACAAATGCTGACTTAGGTTCAATGGCATTTGAGGATAGAACTAATTATATAACTAAAGGTGCTTCTGTTCATCAACCATACAGAAACATCATCATCAATGGTGATATGAGTATTGCTCAAAGAGGAACTTCTTTTAGTGGTATTAATTCTGGAAGTACAAATTTTGGTGTAGATAGATTTAATTTTGAAGTATCTAGTTTAGGTGCTTGGACTATTTCACAAGATACTGATGTACCAACAGGTCAAGGATTTGCAAAGTCTTTAAAATTAGATTGTACTACTGCTGATGCTTCTCCAGGTGCTAATGATTTAGCAGTTCTTACACACAATATTGAAGGTCAAAATCTACAATACTTAAAAAAAGGAACAGCAAATGCTGAAAGTGTTACAGCTTCTTTTTGGGTAAAATCAAATAAAACAGGTACATATATAGCTGAATTAAAAGATGTTGATAACAATAGAACTATAAATAAATCTTACACAATTAATTCATCTAATACTTGGGAAAAGAAAACTATAATTTATGATGGAGATACAACAGGAACATTAGATAATGACAATGGAAAAAGCTTTCAATTAAATCTTTGGTTAGGTGGTGGCTCAGGTTGGACTTCTGGAACTTTACAAACTTCTTGGGGTAGTAGCACACAAGCTAATAGACAAGTAGGTCAAGTCAATCTTGCAGATAGCACATCTAACTACATCAACATCACAGGCGTACAATTAGAAGCTGGAACAACTGCATCTGATTTTGAGTTCTTGCCTGTTGATGTGAATTTACAGAGGTGTCAGAGGTATTATCAAGTTTTAGCGGACGGAAGTCAACAAACATTAAGTATGATAGGTTTAGGATTTTATTATAGTGCTGTTTTAATGATAATGGCTATACAATATTATACAGAAATGAGAGCAACACCTTCTTTAGATAATGTTAGCGGAACAAATTATTACAGGATATTTGCAAATGGAACAAATGATTATTTTGATGATTTCTTTTTAACATCAACAAATACTACTAATAAAGTTTGTGATTTAAGAAATGAATCAGATATATCTGGTGCAACAGGTAATATTGGATTTGTAAGAACAGAAAACGCTGCTTCTTTTGTAGCATTTGATGCGGAGTTATAATTATGATTGAAACAGTAACAAAAAAATACGACTCAATAGATAACACTTTTTGCAGTTACCGAGTAACTTATGTAAATTCTAACAGAGTTAAATCTGTACCACTAGACCCAGCAAACACAGATTACCAAGCAATACAAGAGTGGATAGCAGAAGGAAATACTGTTATAGATAATCCACCACAGGAGAATAATTAATGGCAAGTATTATTAAAGTAGATACAATTCAAGACCAAGACGGTAATAATATAATTAGCGAAGCAGCTAATACTGTTACTATTGGTAAATCTGGTGATACGATTACTATTCCTTCAGGTGCAACTTTTGCTTCTGTAGGTATAGATGACAATGCTACAAGCACAGCTATTACGATAAGCAGTTTTGGTAACGTTGGTATTGGTACAAGTAGTCCTTCCTATGATTTACACATAGCTGATACAACTCCTATATTAGCATTAGAAGATACAGATACTAATACAATATTTAATTTAAATGCTTCTTCAACTTCTGGAATTATACAATATCAAGCAGATGTTACTTCTGTAGGCAGTAATCCAGAACATTGGTTTAAATCACAAGATAGATTAGTAGCTAAAATACATGATAATGGAGATTTTTCTTTGTACGAAGACACAGGAACAACACCTAAAATGTTTTGGGATGCTAGTGCTGAAAGATTGGGTATTGGTACAAGTTCTCCTAGTGTAGAATTAGAAATTGCTTCATCTTCTACTCAAATAAGATTAACAGACACAGACACAAATGCCTATGCTGAAATAGGAACAGATGGCTCTGGTATTTTGAATTTTATGGCTGACGAAGGTAATACTGGAGCATCTCCAAGAATTACTTTTGATGTATCTACAACAGAAGTTATGCGTATCGACAGTTCTGGTAATGTAGGTATTGGTACAAGTTCTCCAGATAATTTACTTCATATTGAAGGTGACCAACCAACTTATAAATTAACAAGCACAAATCCTTTATCTACTGCTGTAGGTACAGAAACAATAGCTGATATAGATTTTGAAGCTCAAAATAATAATTTATACAGAACAACTGCTAGAATAAGAGCAAGACAAGATGGTACTTGGAGTGCAGCTACAGCTAATTTTGCACCTACAGCTTTAGATTTCTTTACACAAGATAATTCAACAAGTGATACTATGACATCACCAAGAATGACTATTAATGAAGATGGTAACATAGGTATTGGTACAAGTTCTCCATCAACTAAACTTGATATTAATGGTGGTTTAAAATTTGTAGATACTATGAGTTTTTCAGATAGTGGTGCAACAGTTAGTTGTTTTTTTCAAGCTAGTACTGATATTTTTCAATATGGAACATCAACAAGTGACCCCATAGCAATTTATACTAATAATGCAGAACGTATGCGTATTGATGCTTCTGGTTTTGTATTAGCTGGAACTACAACTCCTGTTAATAATGGTCATACTTTTAAAGCAATAGCAGATAGTAATCTTTATTTTGCTTTATCAGCTGAAGATGCTACTACAACTGATGGAAATATAAGAGGTGTTTTAGCTTATGCGTCAGGTAGTAGTGGTTCAGCAGGATATTTGTTTGTCGGAAGAAATTCAGCTCAAGATGTTTTTCATGTAAGAAGTAATGGAGATGTAGATAATCGAAATAATAGTTATGGTGCAATATCTGATAGAAATTTAAAAGAAAATGAAGTTGATGCTAGTTCACAATGGAACGATATTAAAGCAATTCAAGTAAAAAATTATAATCTTAAATCATTACCTGAAATAACTCATTTAGGTGTAATAGCACAAGATTTAGAAGCATCTGGTATGAATGGTTTAGTTAAAACAGATGAAGATGGAACTAAATCAGTTAAATATTCTATTCTATACATGAAAGCAGTTAAAGCACTTCAAGAAGCTATGGAAAGAATTGAAACACTTGAGGCTAAAGTACAAACTTTAGAAAACAACCAACCATAATAGGAGAAACAACATGATAACATACGAATGGTCTTTCCCTAACTTTGAATGTGATTCAGAGAATAAGGTAAAGACAATACATTGGAGATATACAGCAGTAGATGGAGAACATTCAGCTAGTATGTATGGCTCTTGTGCAGGTTCAGAAGGTATGGATTTTGATGCTATGACTAAAGAGCATTGCGAAAATTGTGTTCTTGAAAATCAAGATACTACAATTGAAGATATGCAAAGCAACTTGTCTGCACAAATCGAAAAACAGAAATCACCTGAATTGACATCAAAAACTAAGGAGTGGTAAGACTTAATCTTATAAAAAGATTCTGATATAATAGCCATAAATAATTTTTAATTTATGGCATTCGGAATATCAACATTTGCAGAAGCACCTTTTGCGTCATTAGCCTCAACTAATGCGACTGTTGCTGTATCTGGAATACAGCTTAATACCAATATTGGTAATGAAATTGTTACAGGAGACGCTAATGTAACATTAACAGGAATTCCATTAACATTTACTATTAATGATGTAACTGTTGCACTTAATACACCTGTTGATGTAACAGGTCAAAATTTAACAATTAATCTTGGTGATGAGTCTATTGTTGCTGACGCTAATGTAGATGTTACAGGCGAACAACTAGATTGGACTATTGGTACATTTTCTATTTCAGCAGATGGTAATGTAAGTATTCCTGTTTCTCCAGAACATGAAATAACATCAGATTTAGGATCTACCAATATAACTGCTGATGCAAATGTTACAGTAACAGGACAGTCTGTATCTTTAACATTAGGCCAAGAAACAATTGATTTAAATACCCCTGTTGATGTAACAGGAGAACAGTTATCTACAAATACAGGATCTGTAACAATTGATCTAAACACTCCTGTAGATTTAACAGGACAACAGTTAACAATTGCTTTAAATAACCCTTTAATTACCGCATGGTCAAACGTTGATCCAGATGTTACAAATACATGGACTGAAGTAAATACAAGCGACACAGCTGTTTGGATAGAAGTTGATCTTGCAGCTTAGAGGATATATAATACAGTAAATTATGGCATCTACATATTCTACAGATTTAAAATTAGAACTTATGGCTACTGGTGAAAACGCTGGTACATGGGGAACTAAAACTAATACAAACCTAAACCTTGTTCAGCAAGCAATTGCTGGTTATGAAGCAATCGATGTTGCTTCTGCAGATGTTACTTTAGTTATGTCTAATGCTTCTATATCTAATGCAAGAAACATGATTCTTAATTTTACAGGAACTTTAGCTGCAAACAGAACTGTAACCATTCCTGATTCAATAGAAAAATTTTACATATTAAAAGATGGTACAACACATTCAGGAAACACTTTAACTTTTAAGACTGTATCTGGTACAGGATTTACTTTAGATGAAGGTAAAATTCATGCAGCCTATTCAGATGGAACCAATGTTAATGAAGTTGCATTAAACACTTTAGGTGGAACAATCGGCACAGCTCAAATCGAGGATAACTCTATTACAAATGCAAAATTAGCAAACGATGCAGTTGATACGGCAGAAATGGTAGACGACGCTGTGACTAATGCTAAAGTTGCAGATAATGCTATTAATACTGCACAAATAGTTAATGATGCAGTTTCTACAGCTAAAATAGTTAATAATGCAGTTACTGCAGATAAACTTCAAAGAAAATTTACAATCAGTACTAGTGATCCATCTGGAGGCAGTGATGGAGATATCTGGTTTAAATATACATAGGAGGCCCCATGGCTAATACCTATGGTAAAGCATCAGGAACTTTTAGAAACATAACTACGATTAAAGCTAAAGTATCAGGAACTTGGAGAGAGGTAGTTACTGGTTATGCTAAAGTAAGTGGAGTTTGGAAACCTGTTTACTATTCTTTTATTCAAGCAACGGGTGGAAGTATATCGGACACTACGATTGGAGGAGTTCCTTATCGAGTACATACTTTTACTTCTACTGGTTCTTTTGTTATATCTAGTGCACCTCCAACAGCAACTATAGAAGTATTTATGTGGGGAGGTGGAGCAGGAATAGGTGGATACAATCCTCCAGGTGGTTTAGATCCTGGTAGAAATGGTGGAGATGGCGGTGGTGGAGCATATGCTACTAATTCTTCACTTTCAGTGAGTTCTGAAACATTATCTGTTTGTGTTGGTGGAGGCGGAACAGGAGGCTCTGCTGGAGCAGGTGGATCGGGAATTACAATTAGTGGAACACAATATTATTATGGAGGAAGAGGAAACGCTCCAGGGCCTTCTGGATTCTCCCAAGGGGGAGGTGGAGGTGGCGGTGCTTCTGCTTTAATAAGAGGAACAACAGGTTTAATTGTAGCTGCTGGAGGCGGTGGCGGTGGCGGTGTAGAAAGAGCTGCTTTAGGATACTCTGCAGGTAATGGTGGCGGTGGAGGTCAAAATGGAACTCCTTCTCCTCAAGGTGCTTCAGGAGGAACTGCTGGAGCTTCTGGAACAACAAATGGTTTAACTAATGATGCTGGAGGAGATCAATCTGCTGGAGGTGGCGGAGGTGGTGGTGTCAATGGTGGTGGTGCTGGAGGAAACCCTGGTACAGACAATCAAGGTGGCGGTGGAGCTGGTGGAGGAACTTCTCTCGGTTCTTCGGTTACTAATGGAAACCTTCGTGTACCAGGAAATAATACAGGATATAATACAAGTAATTATGGTTATGGAGGAGGCGGAGGATTTCCTCCTTCCCAAACAAATGGAAACCCAGGGTTAGTCGTAATACGATACCCAATACAAACATAATATTATGCCATTAACAAACGTACAAATTAGACCAGGTATAAATAAAGCAGATACTCCTTCAGGTGCGGAAGGACAATGGATTGATAGTGATTTTGTAAGATTTAGATATGGTCAACCTGAAAAAATAGGAGGGTTCACGGCCATCGGACAGCAAACAATAGCAGGTCCTGCTAGAGCCCAGCACACTTGGAATGATTTAGAGGGTAGAAAATATGCAGCGATAGGTACGTCTAAAGCTTTATATATTTATTATGAAGATAAATTTTATGATATTACTCCATTAGATACAGCTATAACTGGTGTTAATTTTGATTCAACTTCCAGCTCAAACATAGTTACTGTAAATAAAACTACACACGGTTTAGAGGTTGGTGAATATATAACTTTTACAAGTGTAACTATACCAGGTACATCTTCTTTCACTGCATCTGACTTTGAAAATTATACTTTTGAAATTTTGACCGTTCCAACAACAGGAACCTTTACAATACAAATGAAAACAACTGAAACAGGGACACCTATGTCAGGTGGTGGCTCTGCTAGTATAAACCCTTATGAAGAAATTGGACCAACTATTCAAACCTATGGTTATGGTTGGGGAACAGATACTTGGGGTTCTGATGAATGGGGAGCAGGTAGTACATCCTCAAGCGTTATTCTTGATCCTGGTAACTGGAGTTTAGATAACTTTGGACAACAATTAATAGCGACTATTAAAGACAGTAAAACATTTATATGGGATCCAGGGACAACAAGTCCTCAATTAGAAACTAGGGCAACTTTAATGACAGGTGCACCAACTGCATCTAGACTAACTATTGTATCTGATCGAGATAGACACGTAGTTCATTTTGGAACAGAAACAACTATTGGAACTACTTCTACACAAGACCCTATGTTTATTAGGTTTAGTGATCAAGAAAATTACAATGTATATGAACCTACTTCAGTAAATACTGCTGGTACATTTAGACTTGATACAGGTAATAAAATTGTAGCTGCGGTTTCTGGTAAAGACTATAATTTAATTTTAACCGATCAAGCTGCTTATACAATGCAGTTTGTAGGTCCACCATTTACATTCTCTATTAGACAGGTAGGTTCTAACTGTGGATGTATTGGACAGCATGCTGTTGTGTATGCAGATGGTCAAGTATTTTGGATGGGCACAGGTGGAGGTTTTTTTAAGTTTGATGGTACAGTTAAATTACTTCCATCTTTAGTAGAAGATTTTGTATTTAGTACTACTGGAAATAATATTGGTATTAATTATGCATCTAACGAAATTATATATGCATCCCATAATTCTTTATTTAATGAAATCGTTTGGTTTTATCCTTCAGGCAAACCTTTAAATAGTCCAGCGGTACAAAATAATAGATCAGTTATATATAACTATGTAGAAAACACTTGGTCAGTAATGACATTAGCTAGAAGCACCTATGCTGACGCTTCTACGTACGATAATCCCTATGCTACTGAATATAATCCAACAGGCACTCCTACAGTTGATAATCTAAGTGGTGCTACTAATACTTTCGGTGCAAGTACTTATTTTGCACATGAGATTGGAACAAATAAAATTGCATTAGATGGTAGTGAAACAGCTATTGCAGCATACATTCAGTCTGGAGATTTTGATTTACCAACAGATGGAGACGGTGAATATCTATTAAGAATATCTAGATTTTTACCAGATTTTAAAAACCTACAAGGAAATGCACAAGTAACTATTTTTTTAAAAGATTTCCCTATTCAAACAGGGACATCTTCACAATTAGGACCTTTTACGATAAACTCTAGTACAACTAAAATAGATACAAGAGCTCGAGGACGATTAGCTAGTTTAAAAGTAGCTAATACTTCAACAGATGAAACATGGAGATTTGGAACCTTTAGAGCAGATGTAAACCAAGATGGAAGAAGATAATGGCTAAAATAAACGTATATGTACCAGAACCACCTGAAGAATATACTCCAGAAGGTTTTAGACAAATTAACCAAGCATTAGAGACTGTTGAAAATCAACTTAACACATCTTATCAACAAGACTTGAAAAATGATCAAGATGCATTTAATTTCTTTTTATCATGACAATACAATATAAAAAT